GTAGTGTCCAGCCGATCACCGTACAGCTTGCTCAGCTGTGAGGCCTCGCTGGCCCGCATCGCCTCGTCCTGTGCCTGCTGCTGCTGCTGCATGGCTCCCAGCTTCCCGGTAGTGTTCTCGGCGTACCACTTTTGCAGGGCCTTCACCGTGTCCGGTGTCATCCCTTGTTCATGGGCGAACTTGGCGAAGGCCGCCGCCTCGTCGGCATCATAGAGCTCGTCCGCCACACCTTCCGGCTTGGTGAGGCCGTAGCCCTCCGGTGTCTCTGGCAGGCCGTGCGCGGTGCGCCATGCCGCCACCACCGCCGGGGGGGCATCAGCCGCAGGCTTGCCCGGCAGGCCGGGTTGCCGGGTACGCAGCGCCGTCTGGGCCTCGGTCAGGCGGGACTGGGCCAGTTCAAAGGCCTCGAGGCTGTTCTTCGCGTTGCGGTAGGGCTCCAGCTTGGTCGGCTCCGCGTGTTTGCTCAGGTAGTCTGACCAAGGATCCGCAGCGGCCGGGGTGGCCGGGGTGGCATCAGGCGTGACCACGGCAGGTTCGAGGGTTGCCTCCTCGCTCATACGACACCTCCCCGCTGTCTTTCAGCGATCTCCATCCGGCCGGCGTACTTCCTGATGTATTCGTCCGCCTCGTGGTTGTCCTTAAACCAGCCCACGTAGGCCGGGGTGAGGTCGCCGAACTCAGGATGAGTCTCTGGGCAAGGTGGCTTGATTGGATTCACGGCCACGGCGGCCGGCTCAGGTTCACCCACCGCGTTATCCCAGGCGGGGGTGGTTGGTTTTGGTGTTGGTTTTGACATAAATTACTCAGGGGCCATGTCGCTCGCCGTGATGCGCTGCTGTGAGCGCCGGAACATGGACATAAACAGTTCGCACCGGCCGATGTTGACGTGCGTCTCCTCCACCGTAGCGCCGAGGGGAGAACTGAAGACAGGCAGGATACCCAAGTAAAAGCGCAGCAAACGCTGCCCCGCGGGATGGTCGAGGACCGTCATGCAGTCGTCCCATACCTGCTGGGGATCCGCCGACTCCGCTATCAGTTGTTCAATACTCTTCATAAAGTCATGCAGCCTGTGCCATCCCCGCAGCCTGCATGGCCAGTTCGGGTTGCTTGGTCGCCATCTCGAGCGCCATCTGCTGCTGCTGTTGCTGCTGCTGGGCCTCGGCCCTCGCCTGCCGCAGGTCCATCACCTCGTCCTCGGTGCGGTGCCACTCGGTCGGCATCCCATCGCCGCGGTCCAGATCCCGGTGCATCGCGTCCCAGTTGTAGATATCCAGCACCTCCGGCATCAGCTGGGACAGCGTCAGCACCCGCTCCACCGCGGAACGGTAGGCCCACACCTTCCGGCTGTTCAGCGCCTGTGCCATCCGGCTCGTCTGTGCCACCCGGGGGAAGATCAGGTACTTCTCACCGGCCGCGTTGTAGTAGAACGCCGCGTCCGGTGGCAGGGCGAAGATACCGGCCCGGTAAAGAATCATGAAGATGCGGAGCATCGCCGGCTCCACAAACTCCTGGCTGAGACGGCCCATCGCCGGAGAGATGCGCGACAGGCTCTCCCGCTGCAAGGCCTCCACCAGCCCATTCGTCATCTCCCGCTTCTGGGCAATCGGGGCCAGCTGCTCAAACAAGTCAGCATGGAAGGCCCGCATGATCTGCGACTCCTTCCTGGCAATGAAATTCTCCCCATTCTGGACCCCACCCCTCGTCCCATCCGACAGCCACTCGCTGGGGGCCTCGCTGCCGGGCAGCCGCTGAGTGATGCCGCCCGGGCTCAGGTCGATGGTGCCGGTGCCGGGCGGGGCGAGGATCCGCGGATTCAGCGCCACCTCCACCTGCGTGGCCATCAGCATGTCCATCAGGTTCACCCCTCGGGCGGAAGCCAGCGCATCCATCCCCGGGCTGATGCCATACAGGCCGGGAGTGCCGGTCATGATGCGCCAGCGTGGAATGATGAACGGGAACTCATCGAAGCCGGACTCATGCACCACCGTCTTGCTGGACACATGGATCCAGCAGCTGGCCCACTGCATCTTCAGCGGGTTGCGCTCATACTCCTGGGCCTCCTGCCGGGCCTCGTAATCCCGCTCATACACCGCGTGGATGATCTCATGGACGGCGTCCGTCTTCTTGGACCGCAGGTCAGCCAGGATGGCCTCCGGCAGGACCGCGCCGGTCAGGCCACGGAACTTAGTCTCCCACTCTTGGGCGGTCTTGTTATAGGTCACCCGGGCACTGTTCGGCCGCTTCTCGAAGTCGACCGTGAAAACAAACTCGTTCGCCGAGAGCGGCACACAGCTGAGTGGCTTGTCCTCCCCCACGTCGATGAACATGCAGCCGATGCCGATCATGCCCAGATCCTCGAAGACACTGTGCGCGGCATCGTAGAACCCGGCATTCTCCATCACCCCATCAGCCCGCTGGGCACAGTCCGCCAGCCAGTCGGCCACCTCGTTGTTACCCTTCAGGCTGGCATGCGGCGTCCACTGCCACCACCCCGTGCCAGACCCGGGGCAGACCCATGTCTTCACCCCTCCACTGAAAACCTTCAGGCCATCCACCGCCGTGTCGTTGTGCCGCTCGGGCTGCAATGGCACCCCGTTGTTGACGGCCGGCGTCTGGTATCGCAGCGCCTCCTTGCGGCCGCTGCAAGAGAACCGGGCCACGTCCGCCCAGAGGGTAGACCAAGCGGACTGCATGTTGCGGCCCTTGTCCCGCTCGAGGATTTGATACTGGGGGTTGACGCCTGACATAACTGAAAATCAATACGCGTTCATGGCGGCCATCGAGGTCATGCCGGCCGCCATGGACTTCACGGCAGAGGCTCCCCCGGCTCCGGCCAGCACCGTTTGGGCGAGGCCCTTCTTCCGGCGGTTGGCCACCCGGACCTCGTTGCCGGCCGCTTCCACGTCAGCCAGGCTGGTCGTCGGGGCCGCCGCGGTGGGCGTCATCTCCGGCAGGCTCATGCCCATCATCATCTTCTCCTGCTGCTTCATGTCCTTGAGCAGCTTCTTGTTGTCCAGCTTGGCCTGCCGCATACTGGCCCGCTGCTGGGATGCGGCCTTCGCGTTGTTGGGTTTGCCTTTTGCCATAGAGGGAACGGACCAGAACGGCCCGCACCCACAGCGGTTGACCTCTGGTCTGAAATGCAAGCCAAGATTTGCCCCCGCCAAACAAAGGCCACAGCATCGCCATGGCCGCCGGCAGGTCTCCGGCTGCCAGCCACACCATCCACGCATCAGGATCCTCCCAGCGGTGGCAGGGATTGAGTAGGTCGTCGGTCTGTGCATCCCGCCGCACCGGCCGCGCCATGACGAAGAACTCCGGCGTGGACACCACCACCCCACCCGGCAGCAGGTGGGCCGCCAGATCCGCCGTGAACCCGGCATGGCTGGGCACCGCCGCCGCTCGATGGGCTGGGCTCATCGCCAACTCCCCGCCAGCTTCACCCGGGGCGGCTCATGGTTCGCGGCCAGTCCCGCCCGGCCCACCATGCCGTGCAGCATCCCCTCGCCGATGTATCTGAAAGCATCCGCCGGGTGGCTGCTCCAGTCATGCACCGGGTCGTTGGTCACATACCCCTTGCCCTCCCTCCGGTGGTAGTGCTCGAGGGCCGCGATGCCCGGGGCACACTTGGTGGCATCAAACCGGCACCGTGGCAGCACCTCCCGCATCCGGGTGATGCCATGCCAGATGTTGTGCGTCCGCGGCACCACCCGCACATTGCCGAGGCCGGCCGCCGTGAGCTCCTCGAGGAAGGACAGGCTGTTCTTCTGCTTCGCCTCCGCATCGTGAGGCAGCAGGTGACCGCCGTAGCTGTAGCCCTTGGCGATCATGTGAGCCACCCGCTCCGCCGTCCCAAGGTTCAACCCACTGTCGAAGTCGATCAGCCGGATCTCGCCCATGATCTCCTGAAAGTACCAGATGCTGGTGTTCTCCGGCGCACCCAGGTCCCACGCCGTCCATACCAGTGCCCCACGCTCCCACAGCACGTCATTGGTCAGCCGGCGCTCTGCCCGGGCACGGTCGATCAGGTCCGCATAGATGGCCCCGATCAGGCCCACCGAGAAGTCACAAAAATATTCCTGCCGGATCATCTCCTCCCGCATACCGGACCGCCGCTCCTCCTCGATATCCTCCGGCGTCAGCGCCCCCGTGTCCGCCACCGACAGCACCTCGGTGTACCACTGTGGGTTGTCGCCGTTCTTGGTCAGCAGGTCATGCAGCCAATTCTTCCCGCGAGGTGTCCCGTTGAAGATGCACCACCCACCATTCTCCCTGAGAATCGGCCGGATGTAGTCCCACGCCATGGGGTTGTGCTGAGCAGACTCGGAGAATATCACCCCGATGGGATTGCCCCCCACCACGTCCAGCGTCTCCGTCCCAAGGATCTGGATGGTGCTGCCATTGACCAGCGTGATCTTCATTTGCTGCTCGTTCGTCTTCGCCACGATCTCCGGCGGCAGGTGATCGATCACCCGCATCCCGCTGTTGGCGTCGATGTTGTCCCACAGCGCCTTCCGCCCCAGCACCGCGGTGGGGAAGAAGTACGCGTAGTTGCCCATCTTCTGGGCGGCCATGATGGCCATGATGTTGAGGAAG